CTTATAAATATGATACAATAAATTTTGACGAGATGATCAAAGATGATCCTCAAAAGATTATTGAATTTATAAGGCAACGGCAAGCTGAAGGTGTAGATAATATCCGAATGGAATTTACACTTGAGCACGAGAATATAAATATTCTAAAATCATTCTATCGGAATAATCCTAATATAGCGATTAAGTGCGATTATAAGAATGATATCATCAGACGTCAATCTCAAGAAGTGCTTGAACAGTGTAAAGAATATGATTATATTACAGACAAGAGCTTAACTGAGTTTGATATTCTAAGTAGATATATAAATGATAATAAAGGTTATACTTATATTACTCCACAAGAATTAATCGATCTTTTAAAAGAATAATTTGTTATGGTGATGAAGTGAGGGGCTTAAATGGCCAAGAGTGATATTGGTAGCGGATTCAATTTACCATTATCTTCGTTAGTATTATATGCTACGTATATAATGAGAACTATCCACGTATCAAATAGATCTGTATTAACTGACTTACGGGATTTACTATCAATGGTAGATCCTAACAAAAACTACAGTGTTGAGCAGACTAGAGAAAAAAATACATTTAAGTTTCTTTCTCAATTAGTCGAGGCCCGACTCAAAGGATATGAAAATAGAGATATACTTCTTCAAGCTGCAACTGATGGTGTAGATACTGAGAACTTGTTCCCAATGTCTAAACTTGATGATGCATTGAGCGTTAATGAAATTGGATATATCGAAAGTAATATCAATGTAAATAGAAATAGTTTTTACACTCAATCCATGATGTCAAATGTATATGCTGATTATGCAGACTTTGCAATGGCAGATGAGGCTCAACGTGTAAAAATTATTGATAAAGTTCAACGTCAGATTGTAGAAGTGAACAGGAAGATCAAAGAGACTGCTAGTATTAGTGGAGTTTCAGAATCTTTATCAATCTCTGACGAAGAAGAATATGAAGCGGCAATTACCCATTTATATAATCGTAGTGTAAATGGTTCTACGAAACTTAAATGTGGTATGGAAGCATTCAATAGATCTCTTAATGGTGGTTATGAAAGTGATCGTTGTTATATTTATTTAGGCTTACCAGGCGAAGGTAAATCTAGTACTTTGCTAAATTTAACCTTACAGCTTAAAGCTAATAATAAAGATGTGATAACTAAAGATCCAACAAAACGTCCATGTATTCTTTTCTTAACAATGGAAAATACTTTAACAGAAACTCTAGAACGTGCATTTAGCATTCTAGTTTCTGATGAAGATATTAGTTCATTTGGTAGCGAAAAAGAAATCATGAGACTACTCAGAGAGCACGGTTTAAAAGTTACAAATGATAGTCCTATAGATATAGCATTTAGATATGCTCCAAGTAATTCTGTAGATACTGATTATTTATATACATTATATGAGCAGCTCCAATCTGAAGGTAAAGAGGTTATTTGCTTAGTGCAAGACTATATTAAACGTATTAGACCTCGAGACTTCAAGTTAATGAATGGCGATATGCGTGTAGCACTTGGTGCAGTTGTTGATGAATTCAAAGAATTTGCAATAGCTAAACATATCCCAGTTATAACTGCATCTCAGATGAACCGTGATGCGGCTAAGATAATTGATGAAGGTCGATATAAAAATGAATCAGATCTTGTAAGAAAGATTGGTCGTTCCAATATCGGTGAATCTACATTGATTACAGAAAATGCTGACTCAGCATTTATTATAGTTCCAGAAACTGGAGCAGATGGCAATAGATATTTAGGTGTATCTAATGCTAAGAAGCGTTTTAAAAATCAATCAGCACCTTGGTTCTACCAACCTTATTCTAAAGAAAGACCTTTGGAATTATTGCAAGATACTAAGTTAGCTGAGCCATTATTTAAGACATCTCTTAATGAGCTTAAAACTTCTACTAATAGTGGTGGTTGGGGTCAATTATCAGAATCTGTTAATGTAGCCAAACCAAACGACAAAGTAGAAGATATAGCTAAAAATTATAATGTAAGTAATGAATTTGCATCTGAAGTTAATAAGTATATGAAGCTCAACGGTAAGAAAATCATAACTCGTAATGATGTTAAGGATATAGTTATCGGTAATGGGTTTATGTATGGGGAAATGACTCCAGATCAACAAGATTATCTTTACGTTATTAATGGGTTTGACCCAGAAAATAGTAAAGACGGAATGAATACTATTCGAAGCTACAAGACTAATCAATTAGAAGATGGGGCTCCACGAGTAGTAGTTCAAGAAGCTTTCGAAAATGATGAATTATATACAAAAGCTTTTGTTAATGATACATTTGAATTTAAGTGGTAGAAAGGTCTAAGCCACTGAATAGCTTAGACCTAATTTTAATGCTTAATTTTATGATTATCATTGAAAGTTTTAGCATTGGCATTCTCTTGAGTATAAACATCTGATAGATATTCTTTAAGCTTAGCTTTTGGAATAAGATATAGATATTTCTTACCAAGATTGAAGTCCTTTACATTATATAAATCATTTAATCGAAGTATGATATAATATAGTTCAGCATTATCATAAATATCATAAGATAATAGCTTAGGTCTATATTTATACTTCAATATTTCATCTTCAGTTAATTCTACTCTAACTGAAGCTTTCTTGAATTCATCAAAATAGTCATCAGTGATAAGATTAACCACTGGGAATTGAATATTACCTCGTTCTTCTACGAGAGACATATTCTGATAATCAGTTCCAATGGTTGGTTTATTACTAATAAATTGCTGAATGCTATTTATTGTTTTCATTATAGCCATCGTAATCTCTCCCTACAACTACAGGTTTATTAATATCGCCACCTAGGAAAGATATAGTAAATCTAGTTCCAGGAGGAATGTATTTCGTTGGAAAATTCCTAACAACTTCTTTTGGCATTTCAATTAGGATATTAGATCCTGTTTGTACACTGCCAGTTGTAAGTTTGTTTTTATTTATGATATTTGGATTTCTAACTTTAGATGTAGTCTTAATAGGAGATTTCATATTCATCGGATTAAGTGCTTGCACATAAAACGTCTGATATCCTGGCTCATATTTATTACATACAGAAGTTAGAATGCCGACTTCAGTGAAACCTAATCCTGAATCGGAATTATATTTATCATCCATATTAAGTCACCTCGAAAATATAAAAGTATAGTACTTTAATGTTTTTGGGTAAGGAGAATATATGAATATGCTACAACCTGCAATGATTTGTAACTGGGATGAGTACGTAAATGGCTTCGTATTATCCCTTTGTAGTAAAGTCGGTCTCCAGAAAGATCTTCACACTGGAAATATGTGTTTAGAAGATGATAATGGAGATCTTATAGTATTAGACTATAAGGGCAAATTTCTAAGATTCCCATTAGATTGCTATAATAGCCTATTCAATGACTGGATCATGTTTGATCCATTATATAACAAGAATGTCATGAAGTTTATCTTTGATGTATTCATTGATAACTTTAAAGACAGTGTATATTTAGCAAGCTACTATAAAGTATTTGGTAAGACAATGAATTCCAAAAGCAGATTGACCGCTTTATTGTCTGATGGTACTTCTTATAGTACTCGTGAATATTATAATCCATCTCTTCAATATATGGAGATCATCGATTTCTTATTATTTGGGGTAGCTAATATTGATTATTCATATTTGGACTATCCACCACCAGTAGAAATGCCTAAACGTAAAGGGCGTGCTAAGAAATGAGATTCAAATTAAATCCTGGTCAGCAAGCAGTAGTCGATGCGGCAGTAGATTGGTTTAATAATTCTTCTGAGTTAGTATTCCAATATACTGGTGCCGCTGGTACAGGAAAAACAGTCGTATTGAATGAGATAGTACGACGTCTTAATATTCCATTAGAAAATATAATGCCTATGAGTTATACTGGTACTGCGGCGATTGTTATGCGTAATAGAGGAATGACTAATGCTAAGACAATTCATTCTTCTATTTATGAGCCAGTTGAAGATATCTTATATGGTGATAATGGAAAACCTGTAATGGATGAGTATTTCAATAAGCCTAAGACAAGATTGAAATGGGTTAAACGGGAATACATTCCAGACAAGAAACTAATCATCATTGATGAAGCATCAATGACTCCAAGAAGTATGGTTAAAGATATAGAATCTTTTGGTATAAAAATTATAGCATGCGGTGATTTGAATCAATTGCCACCTGTAGGAGACGATCCTGGATATTTGGTATCTGGTAAAGTTCATAGACTTACTCAGATAATGCGTCAAGCTGAAGAATCTGGTATTGTATATCTTGCAGATAGAGCTATTAAAGGTTTACCAATCCAATATGGATTCTATAATAATGCAGTTGTGATACCAGAAGATGAGCTAACTGATAAGCTATCACTACAATCTGATATTATTCTATGCTGTAAAAATAAGACAAGAGAGATAATCAATAAGTATATTAGAGAAGATATTTTGAAAATCAAGACTCAATATCCTACATTCAATGAACCTCTAATCTGTAGAAAAAATAACTGGAGTATTGAATCGAATGGTATTAACTTAGTTAATGGTCTTCGTGGTATAGTCAGAAATTACCCTGATATAACTTCTATCAAAGATAATATGAAACTAATGACTATTGATTTCTTAGATGATGGTAATAACTTATTTCCTCAATTAGATATTGATCTAGAGTACTATCGTGCACCATTTGAAGCACGAGAAGCTCTTAAGAGAAATCCATATAATAGAGCTGATAAGTTTGAATTAGCTTACGCTATAACTACTCATCTTTCTCAAGGGTCACAATACCATCATGGTATTTTTATGGAAGAGTTTTTACATAGAGATATAATGAGTAATCTTATATACACTGGTATAACTAGATTCTCAGACTATCTTGTATATGTAAAGCCTAAACCAAAATTCCTCTAAATAATATATTATAATCTTGTAGGGTATATGACTCTACAAGATTATTTTATTTTAAGGAGGTATTGTGTTATGACAAACATAAACCAAACAATCGACAACGGAAATATTTTTGAACAACCGCTAAAATTAGCATTGTTCCCTGATGAAACAGGTAAGATTAAGGTTGATCCAGAGGAAAGACCTTATACATTATTCATCTTCTTTGTAGATGGATATGATCAAGAAAAAACATTTAAGTTTGCTATTGGGCAAACTGCAGTACGAGAATACATTATTGAGAATGCCGATATCATTGATTTCGAAAAATCTCTAATCTCGTCCTGGACAACAAAACCATGTGATCCTGATGGATTTATTACATTGGTTCAATTTATGCACTATTTAGATACCATCACTGATGAAGATGGTAATAAATGGTTTGAAGATGATTTCGATATTCAAGAATATCTTGAATCTCAAATCGAAATCGATACAATTTCTGATGAAGAACGTGATCATTACAATAACGCAATTCATCTAGTAATGCAAAATTCTATTTTGAGAGATATTGATAGAATTGAAGAAGGAGACGAAAGTTATGATGTCTAATGATATTACAAGTGTTTCTAATGCATTTGAGCAAGGTAAATTAGATTGCGAAAAATGGTTAGCTAACTTATCTCAAACTAATCAACCAGTTCAAGTTCCTAGATGGCCAACTCATCCTTCTACTAAGGAAGAGCATTATTATAGAAAAGGCTTTGAAGAACGATTCACTGAGATGACTAAGATTAGTACTAATCAAGCAGCTCGGTTATCTAAAAAGAACTATAATCTTAACGTCCATAAAAATGGTAAGGCTCGTCCTAATGCACTTGATCGTGAAATCAAGTCTAAAGGTGCAGATTTTCTATCTAAATATGGCGATAGATTCTATGTAGAAATTAAGAATCTTTCTGAACGTATTTTACGTGACTTATCTAATGCAAATATCAATGTACCAGATTATGAGGAATACTTCAAATCTAATCAGTTGCTTGATAGCTTAATTTCTGTAGCAACAGCTAAGTCTAACTATCACACATTCGTAGCAAATGCAATTCACTTCTATGGTATCTGTGCAGAACAATCCGCTCAAGGTCTAACTCCAGATAATTATACAAGTGAGCATCAGCGTTTCTTCGTATATCATTCTTCTAATGCACAAATCTATACTACCCTAGCTAATGCATTAGTTGAATTCAAAAGCTTCTTACTCTCTGGTATCTTTAACCCTGAAAGTATTCATGCTGCCGAATCTTATATTTATAGTAAGAAGTTGAATATGAGTGCACGAGACCCATATGCCCAACGTAGACTATGATATTAGTTTTCACTGTGCAGACAGATTACAAGAAAGGGTAGGTCTGCGTAAATCTCAGAAAAGTCAAGAAGCTTTCTTAAAGAAAGTTAAAGAACGAGGGATATCTATAAAGGATATCCCTAAGTCTGAGAAGTTATATAAGCTCTTATATAATTATTGTAAAGATCAAGAAGGAACTTATTCTATATATTTTAGCAACTATGTGGTAATATTTACTGAATCCAACATTGCAATAACAGTATTAAATGCAAATGATAATCTCATTAAATGCGTAAAGAATTATTGCAAAAGGAGACATATAGATGGATGCTACACAAGTAAAAAAATATCGTGATCTTTTAAGAGGCGCCGAAAAAAACATCGGTCTAAGATTATATTGTGATAATGGTATCATTATTGATGAAATTGAAATGTTTGTCAATTGGAATGATACAGATAATGTAGTTATTGCAATCAAATCTAATGAAGACCAAGTTAATCACCCAGGTGTCAAACTTAAAACTATTATTGCTGATTACGAAATGATCCAATATATTATTGCTTACTCTACAGGTAGAAGTATTAAACCTATTGCTAAGAAGCTTAACTATACTGATGATCAAATTGCAAACCTTATTAATAAATTTGCCAATCCTGATATTAATAGCTTCTTGAATACTACCCCTAAAGCAGTACTTGAAGAAATTAAACATGAGTACGACGAACGTACTACTGAAGCAGCTCGTGTTCATCAACTTCAAGAAGATAGAGCAAAAGCTGAAGGTCATGTAACAGTTGACCAAATTAGAAACAAATAATTACTAGAAATAAATTGGGCATGATAGTAAATTATCATGCCCAAAACATTTCTATAATTGTATATTATTGGTGTGTATATAGCCGCATAATATATACAAAAAATCTCTTATAAGACATTTTTTAAGGAGGTACATATCATGTACAATCAACAATTTATGCAACAACCACAATTCGGAGCACCGGTTTACGGTCAATTCGCGCAACCATTCGGAGCGCCAGTTGGTCCTGTAGTACCAGCACAAAACATGTTCCGTGATGTGACTGTTACAGACCCAATGACTGCGGAAGATTTAAAAGCTCTTAAACCAGAAAAACGCGAATTCAATATGAATTTGACTGGTGAAGAAATGGCACGTGCTAAATGTCCGCACAAAAACAAGACACAAATCTTGCTTGAAAAAGTAGCAGGAAATGTTGTTCGTTGTAAACAATGTGGTACTGAATTCGATTTGACTATGCTTAGTCGAGACGAAGTTCAAAGTGCAGTTAATGCAATTAAAAATGTTTTGAATCAAATGAAAACATATGCTATCAACTTCACTCCAGACTTCTATTCTGAATATATGATGATGCTAGCATTATTGGATAAATGTCCAGATCTATACGAAATGGCTAAAGAAAACTTCACAGAAGTTACTAAACAAGTTTCTAACAGCCAATTCGTAACTCCAAACCCTAACCCAGCATTTAACCGTTATGGCTTCGATGCCTACCAAGACATCTTTAACGGTCAATACGGTGCTCGTTATGGTGTTTATAATCAAACTGTGCCTGTAGCTCCACAAGGTTTCTATGATCCTAACATGGCAGCTCAACAAGCACAAGTTGCTCAAGTTGTTACAGCTCAACCACAAATGGTACAACCTATGGTAGCCCCACAACAACAAATGTTTGCAGGCTATACTCAACCAGTAGCTCCAACTACTAATGGTGCTAATCCATTCGCTGCTGGCTTCGCAGGTAATATGACTGCTCCAATGGCTATGCAACAACCACCTGTTGCTCAACAACCAGTAGCTCCAGCTCCTCAAGCTCCAGCACAACCTGCGGCTCAAGCTGAAACTACTACAACTGATACAACAGTGACACTTTAATCTTAGTGGTATAATACAAGATTAAATATATAGAAGATATTCTCGCCCATAGACTTATTAAGAGTCTATGGGCATTATCTTTTGTATTTTTTAATGAAAATTATAACAGCTAAGTAGGAGGGTCCTTATGTCACTATCTAAAGAACAAATTGAAAAAATCAAATCCTATGAGTCCCAAATTACGACTATTGAGGACTTCGCTGAAGCTGTACGAAAAACTGTAACCCAATATCTTGGATATACAGGTAATAAAGGCTTTATTAATATGATTCGAGAAATCTTTCAGAACTCAGCAGATGAGCTTATGAAAGATGATAGTCCATGTGATGAAATATGGACAGCATTTAGTGAAGAGAATCAAGAATTCATGGTTAAAGATAATGGCCGTGGTATTCCTCATGATTCTTTAATTCGTGTATTTAGTTCACAACATACTTCATCTAACTATAATAAGAAACCTGGTGAATTCTCATCTGGTCGACATGGTGTAGGTGCTAAAGTAACAAATGCTTGTGCGGAATTCTTTATTGTTGATTCCTATATCTTAGGTAAAGGTAAACGAGTTGAATTCCATTGGGGTGACCCAAAAACTGCTAAAGTATCTAAGCTTCCTGATGAAAAGGGACGCCAAGGAACACAGATAACTTTCAGTCCAATTGTAGATGTAATGGGAGAAACTACTGTAACTTGTGAAGATGTATTACATCTGATCAGTGCATTAACGCCATTACTTAAACAAGGGGCTAAGATTAACTTCATCGGTAAAAAACGTGATGGTGGAGTAGTCAAAGATGTAATCATCAATAAAGATGGGTTAATGGATGGTCTAATTTCTATTATGAAAAAACCAATCATTGCTCCGATTAGATTTGGTGCATTACGTGATGATAAAATGATGAAAGCTGAGATTGCTTTTACGTTTGATTCTGATAATGATAATGAAATCATTAAGTCATACGGGAACTTCTGCCCTACACGAGATGGTACTCATGTAGAGGGCTTCCTTTCCGGTATGTCTAAATTCTTTAGAGAATATATGAACAAATTCTACTTGTCCGAAAAGAGCAAGTTAAATATTACAAACAGCGATGTTCGAGTTGGCCTTAAGGCAATCGTTACCTGTTCTCATATGACTCCAGAGTTTACTGGTCAGTCTAAAGAGATAATTTCGAATGCCGACTTGGTACCTTTTGTAAGAGATCTTACTATTGCTAGTCTAGAAGATTGGGCTAAGCGTAATAATAATGATCTCCAAAAGATTTGTAAGTATTTTAAAGAAATTGCAGAAATCAGAACACGATCTGAAAATGAGCGTGTTAAAGTAAAAGCAAAACAAGTTTCTACTATCACTGGTTTGCCTAAGAAATTTATTAAACCAACTGGTAAGAAGAACTTAGAACTATTCATCATGGAAGGTGATTCCGCCGTAGGTCCAGCTAAAAACAATCGTGATAATACTCGTCAAGGGCTATTCCCAATTCGTGGTAAGATTGTTAATGCTATGGCGGCAACAAGAGAAAAGGTTGCGGCTAATGAAGAAGTTGCAGCAATCACTGCTATTATCGGAGCTGGGTTTGGTCGTACATTTAACATTGAAAAATGTAAATGGGAAAAGATCATAATTGCTACAGATGCCGATCCAGATGGTGCACATATTAGAAGTCTTCTATTGAAGTTCTTCTTATTGTATATGCAACCATTAATTACTGCGGGTAGGTTATATGCTACAGTTCCACCTTTATATGGTGCTAAGATCAATGGTAAGATCAAGTACTTTACAGATAGAACTGAGTATAATAAATATCTCCAAAAAGAATTCTTCAAGATTCATAAGTTAGAACTAGCTA